CGGCGATGCCTGTGTCGTTGTTGGCCAGCACGGTGACGGTGACGCTGGCCGGCGCCGGACTGGTGGCGCTTGCGTCCTTGACGCGGCCGTCGCTGCTGCGGGCGTGGAATTCGTAGGACGCCTTCGGGCCGGCCACGGACAGGCCGTCCGGCGCTTCCTGGATGCGCAGGCGGTAGGCGTCGTTGTCTTCCATGACGGCCGCTACGGGAGGCAGGGCGTCGGGATTGGCCGACCTGATGGTCAGGCGCGCCACGTTGACGTTGGCGCCTAATTGGTCCAGGTCGCCATCGAGGGCAAACGCCAGCATGACGGCCTTGCCCGCGTCGTTGACGCGGTTGCGCAGGATGGTTTCTTGATACGCGTTTTCTTCCAGCAGCTTGGTGGCTGGTTCCGATTCCAGCTCCAGGAGAGCCGTGACGGCCGCGCGCTCGGCTTCCGGCAACAGGCTCACCAAGTGCGTCTTTCGGCCGGCCAGGATGGCTTCGAAGTCCAGCACTTCGACCACGCTGGGTGCCGGCAATTGGGTCAGGTCGATGGGCGTGCTCATACGACGCCGCCTTGCTTGACGGGTACGGACAGGGTGATGCCCTGGCCATTCGCCGTGCCATCGAGCAGCAGCGCGATGGCGCCGTCCGTGTCGCGCGTGAGCTGTACGCTGGCAAGTTGCAAACGCGGCTCCCAGCGGCGCAGCGCAAAGGCGGTGGCGGCATAGATACGCAACTGCGTGGCGCTGTTCAGGGGCTGGTCGATCAGCTCGGGTACTTCGGAACCATAGCGGCGGCGCCGGATGCGCGAACCCATCGGCGTGGTGAGAATGTCGGTCACGGACTGGCGCAGGTGGTCCAGGCCCGTCAGGCTGCGCCCGGTGGCGGCGTGCATGCCCATCATTGTTGCGGCCCGCCCGACTTGTCGCCGCCGGCCTTGACGCCGCTGTGTGCATGCTTGGCCAGGCTGATGGCGCCGGCTAGCACGTCCTCGCTGGCCTTGATCGTCCCTTGCACGGCCATGGCCACGCCGCCAGCGGCGCCGGCCTTGGCGTTCACGCCACCGTTCAGGGCGGTGGCGCCCTCCACGGTAGTGGACTGCTTGACGATCAAGTTTTTCATGACGGTCAGGTCGCCCGTGCAGATGGTGCTGGGCGCGTTCGATGTGACCTTGTCGGCGGTGATGGTAGCGGTGCCGCCGGGGAGCACTGCCGTCAGGGTGTGGGCCGCGTGGTCGTACTGCACCACGGCGCCGTCCGGGTAATGCGTGGCGTGGATAGTGTCGCTGGTTTCGGGCGCGTCAAATGCCTGCGAGTACAGCGCCGGCATGATGATGCCGCGCGTCAGGTCGCCGCCTGGGGAAAAGACGATTACTTGTTCGCCGACCGTCGGCGCCGACCAGGTGCGCGTGCTGCCGGCGCGCCGTGTGGCCCAGTTCAGCCATTCGGTGGTGAGTGTTGGACCGAGCCGCACGCGCGCCTTGGCCCCTTTGACCTCGGCAATGGTGCCCAGGCGGATCAGGTTTTGCAGCAAGCGGAGGAGGTCGGACAGGTCGGCGTTCATGCAATGCATGTTGCCGAAGTCCGCGTGCGGATGCACGCGGGACCGGGTTGATAAGGGGCTTAGCGACTTCGGTTGATTGCAGAGTCAGAACGCATTGTTATAGTGCGCCCCCATGAAATTGTCGCTGCATCAAAACTTTAGCCGCCGCGAGGGCATCGTTCACCTTTGCAGCTACATCCGGAGTGACGCCCGTGCCCTCCCAGTTTGTATGGGTAATTGAGCTGATCGGGCGCTTGCTTGGGATAAAGATAGCAAAATGCTCGCTGAGACGATATGGGCGCGAAGCGTTGGCGCCGCCCCAAGTGCGTTCCCCGATCACCTTGGCGCGTTTCAGCGCCTGCATTTGGTACGCAAATGATTCGGCGGCGGACTTCGTATCGGGGCCTGTCAAGATGAGGATCGGCTTCTTGCCCCCATAGCGTTTGCCGTCGAGCTTATCCTGCGTCCAATACTGCGTGGTGATACCGGTCGCACGTTCCCAGATGTCGTTGAGGCGGGTGCGCCCGTCAACAAGATAACTGATCAGTAGCGCCACTGAGTCTTCCCCGCCACCGCCGTTGTTGCGCAGATCGATGATGAGGCCATCGGTGTTAGCGAGTTTATTCATCGCTGCGGCAAACTTGTCGGATACGAGGAAAACCGGCCCGAATGAGGAAATCTCCAGGTAGCCGATATTGGGACTAAGATGATCGACCTTTTCCACGCCAAGGTTTGATGCAAGAACCCTTTCAAGCACGGCAGGCGGCACTTGTTTTTCCCATTCCGCCCGCGTCTGTGGCGGCGGCGGCATTGCATCATCGGGCGGCACCGGGTGGGCACTGACATCGATGAACATATGCTTGTCGTGGATAACGCCATCAATGTCATCGAATAGCTGTTTGGCGAGTTGTTGACCGTCCGTGACCCTATCATATTTGCCCTCGCGCTGATGCTGGCGCAAGACAACCTCGACTTGTTTGGCTTTGTCTGGAAAAACGTAGTGGGCATTGAGCTTGGCAATCAGCGTATCGATGACCTCCAACCGGACTGCCCGACTGACCTCCACTGTCGGCGCCACCGGGGGGGGCGCTGCGATTGCCCCTGTCACGGTCAGCAATAACAAAGCCAGGGAGACTATCCATTTATTTATCATTATTTTCCTTTTTTTAATATGATTAAATGATTCACTTCGAACTGAACCAACAAATCCGCCGTCGTCACGAAGGCGGCCAATCGGCAGGGAGTCTTTAACATCCCTGCTACATCTGGCGGAACTGCTTGGTAAATCCCTCACTAACGGTCAGGCGCTCGGTCCGGCCTTTCAGGATGACCTCCAGCCCAGGGCCGCTGCGCACCCCGGATTCAATGCGTTCAATCCGGTCAATGGCCTGCAGATTGACGACGGCACTGCGGTGGATTTGCGTGAACAACTGCGGGTCCAGTTGATCGAGCAGGGACTTGAGAGGCAACCGAATCAGCGAATCGCCGTTGTTCGTCACCACCCGCGTGTACTTTTCGTTCGACTGGAAGTACAGCACTTCGCTCACCATCACCAGCCGCACCGAATTGCCGCTTGAGGCCTTGATCCACTTGAGGTACACCGGTGCGCTCTCCTGTTCAAAAAGCTGTTCCCACACGGCCGGCGGCGGGCTTGCGGCCGTGCGCGACTTCAAACGACGGATCGTCTGCAGCAGGCGTGAGGTCGTCACCGGCTTGACCAGATAGTCGGACGCGCCGGTATCGAAAGCGGCCAAGGCATAGTCCGCATACGCTGTAACGAACACTACCTGGCACGACTCGGGAATATGGCGCGCCACCTCCATGCCGTTCAGGCCGGGCATCTGTATGTCCAGGAATACGATGTCCGGTTTCAGTACGTCGATGCTTGCCACCGCGTCGATGCCGTTTTCGACCTGGCCGGCGATTTGCAGTTCGGGCCACAAGGCGTACAACTGGTCCACCAGCTCCGCCCTTAGCAAAGGCTCGTCTTCGACGATCAGAGCGCTTGGCATCAGGCGTGGCTCCCGACAATAGGCACCGTCAACACTGCACATACGCCTTGTCCGTCGCCCGGCTCCACAAAAAGGCTAGCCTTCCGTCCATATAGCAGCAGCAAGCGCTCTGTAATATTCGCCAATCCCGTTCCTTGCCCGGATTGTTCGGTCAAGCCGACCCCGTCGTCGACAACAGACACGCTCAGCAGCCCGTCCGTGCTGTCGCTTTCGTGCCTTACGCTGATGGTAATCAGGCCCGGTCGGCTGGCCCGCTCCAAGCCGTGTTTGACGGCGTTCTCCACAAGCGAGATCAGCATCGCCGGCGGGAACGGCAGGCTGCGCAATTCTTCGGCCACTTCGACAGCGTAGCGTAGGCGCGTGCCCATGCGGATGCGCATCACCGCCAGGTAGTCGCTAACAAGATCCATTTCTCGTCCCAAGGTCGAGGACACCGAGCGCATATCGGGCATCGCGTTTTGCAGGTAGCCGACCAGATGGTCGAGCATCTCTTGCGCGGCCCGCTGGTCGGTGCGGATCAGATACTTTAGATTTGCCAGGGTATTGAACAGGAAGTGCGGCTCTACCTGGGCCTGCAAGGCTGAAAGACGTGCCTGCAGAGAGGTGCGTTCCAGCTCGCGCTCACGCCGAGCCGCATTTAGTGCGCTTGCATGGCGCGCGAGGTGCTGTTGCAGTTGGGTAGACACCATCTCGGCAGTCTTTAGCGACTCACCCTGCTGGATCGCGAACCAAGCCAGGCCAGGTCGGCAGCGCAACTCAATGTCGCAGCTGGGGCCCAAATCGGACGATATTCTCACGTCGACATGGCGCCCCAGCACCAACGGGCGCCAGCGACCCAGCACGATCCGGCCCTTGAAAGGGTCGTGAAAAAACGCAGGCGGACCGGAGTAGCCAAGTGCCATGCCGAGCGCCAGCCCCGATAGGGACTCGGTGCACAGGTCAAAGGTGGTGTAGGGATTGAACGGCGCATGGATACGACGCGTAACCATGGAAGCCATCGCCTCGACACTCAGCGCCTTGCCCTCTTCGCTCAGCCGCGCTAGAAAGCTGCGTGCGATCCCATTAGACATCAGCGCGAGCCAGACCATCACCGCCGCCACAACGCCGCTGACAATGTACGGAGTCAGCTTGCGGGTCTCCATTTCGCCCGGCGCGGCCGGGGTGTGGTTCAGCCAGAGCGGAAGCAGCGCGATTGCCAGCGACAGGAACAAGAGTGAACCGGCGTTTAAGCGCAGCGCAGACTGCAGCAAGTAGCGGCGCACAAGGTGGCGGTCGTGCTTGACTTCCGATACGGGAGGCGCGTTGAATGGCAAAAATGGGGGAGAACTCATTAAATTCCTTGTGTTTAACTCGCCCCCATTCTAGCGGCACGGACGCCCGTATTTTCTCCCATGCGACGAACGCCTACAAATCGCGGAGGAAACCGGCGCTGGCGGGATGGACGCCGCCGATAGAGTCGCTGCCGGGCTTAGCGATTTAGAAGGACATATGCATGAACCCAGATGGGTGGAGCGGTGCAACAGGAATAACCGACTCCATTTCAGTGTCCACAGTAGTTCCCGCCAAAAAGTAATGGGAACTACTTTGGCAGACGCTACTTGCCACGACCAGACGGTGCAGGGCCGACGCTTACGATGCATCTTAGTTTTTTTCTATGTGACGCAATAGCGATTCGCATATCAACGTCCGATTCGCCTCACTCATTCCTAACAGTGGCCGCTCCCGGTACTTGTACAGTGGCCCTTTTTTCGACAAACGGTCTTGCTGGCCAAACTGATGCACCCGCGCCACGCGCGCCACCCAGCCAAAGAAGCCGACTTCGATTTGGTCGCCGGTCGTCTTCATTTTCAGGTGCTTGGCGGTGCGAATTTTGGCGAACATCGCCGCCTTTTGCCGCTTGATGCGTCCATTCTTCCCCTTGAATTCCTTGCGCCGCTTGCGCGCGTGGTACGCCGCGCCGTCCGGCCCCTGCTGCGCCTTGATGCGCTGCACCTGGCTGCGGCGCAGGTCGATGGCCACCTTGTGATTGATGGCGCGGCGTTGGGCCGGCTGCAGCT